AAATTTTGCGCGCACTTCCCCGAGACTTTCTATATAGGGGGTTATAAATAATACCATGACACGTAAAGATCAAAACTCGCTCGCTTCTCTCTATCTTGAAAATATCAATCAAATTGGAGCCAAGTTAGCTTCTTCGCAAGAAATGGCTAGTATGTTAGCTAAGCATCCCAAAGCCAATAAGCCAACGAAGATGGGTATTGCTCTTGGTGATAAGATTGTAGACAAAGACTCTATTCGTATTGGTGGTATTAGTTCTACAAGTAAATATCCAGACGACTTTGTCGATGCATTTGTTGACTACGCACAATTTGACGATGGTGTGGAATTAAACGAACAGGAGCTTGAGCAATTAGCTGCAGATTACCCGGGGTTGGTGAATGGGCTAGCTCGTGAATTAGCCTATCAGTCGTTGTAACAATAGAACTGTGGGGAAAATTTGGGGAAAATTCTTTTGGTTTTACCGAGTAGTCGTATAAATACCAGTATGAAAGTACTTACAGATAATTCGGTAAAGCTCTGCTGCAACACCAAACGTGGTTGCCCGGAGCTTACAAAGGTAGACGATAACTATTACATCATTAAAGATGATGATGGTAATACAATTAAAATTCACAAAGATGAGCTTAAGCTTGTCGGTGATGCAGTTAAATTAATTGATGAGACAAAAGAAAAGCTCATTTTAGGATGACCACATTTGCAATAATAGGCTTAACGTTCATTTTGAAGTATGGAACGATTCTTCAAAAGTTAAGACATTATCTTTGTAAAGATAGTATATTGTTTCAAGAGCTTTTTAAATGCTCTTTGTGTATTGGTGCTTGGTCGGGGTTGTTCGTGGGGTTATTGGAAACCCACGAACTTTCCTTTATGTATTTTCTTTATGGGTCAGCAGTATCGTTCTTTGCTGACAACGTATTAGATCTTTTGCAAACAGCTTGTAATCGATTGGAGAAGAAATAATTCCTTTTACTGTTTGATTTCCTTACGGAGTTTGCTCAAAATAAACGCACAATAGTTCATTTCATTGTTCTGTGCATCAGCAATTGCAGTATCTATCAGAGATAGAACATGTTTTTTATCAATAGTCCCTGTAACGTTTTCCTCTTCGCTTTCTGCTTTAGAACTAAAAACCTTACTTATCGCATTTGTTATTTGTCCACCAATATCTGCCTTTATAGTAGACATATCAGCACTACCTTCTTTTGATTCAGTTGATTCAGATAGAAAAGCTCTTAAAGGTGAATGGGTATGTGTAGCTAACTGTTCGTAATGAACATCTAGTATAGCTTGTAATTTTCTAAAGTCGGACATTGTTTTATATATTTATTATTATATATTGTAATATATGACTGAAAAAATCATTTCATGGTGTGATTTAGAATCGTTGATTGTTAACAGTTCTATTAAAGATAAATATAACAATGTTGATTTGGTTGTGAGTATTGGCTCAGGGGGAATGACCCCTGGTGTTATTATTAGTAAAATGCTCAATAAACGTGTTGTTAACATTGGAGTAAAATCATATGCAATCGGTGATAAGCAAACTTTTAAAGCAGAATGGTATCAAGATTTCAAATTTAAGAAGAGTCTGCATAAAAAAATCTTAATTGTTGATGATATTAATGACACTGGATATACTTTCCATAGTGTGAATTGTCATTTGATGTCGCAATACTTTACAGAAAATGATGTTTTTTTTCTATCAATGTATATGAAACCACATACAACTTTTACTGCAGATTATTTGCAAATGGTAAATAATGATACTTGGTTAAAATTTCCATGGGAGGTAGCGCAATGAGTACCACAGATCGTAAAGTAATGTGTTTGATTACAGGTCAGACTGTAATCATGGGTAAGGATTATTTCTTAAAAAAAGTTCAAGAGTATGGGTCAGAAGATAATCTAAAAAAATATTACATTAGTAAGAAAGCTCGATCATTAATTCGACGTGGTTACACGGTAAATGAAATGAGAAAGATTTTAAACATTGTAGAACCTAATCTACCTGGTGAGAATGAACAATCTATAAAGGATATAATAAGTTACCATTCAACAGATAAACAAACTATTTCAACAAAACGTCTACAATCAGCTCAAAATTTTATTATGAGTACTTCTGATGAAGACGTTAAAGAGTTTATAAATAATATAATAAATTTAAATCTATGAGAAAAAGATTCATCCCATCGGTATCAAGCTCCAATACAATTAAACTATATGATGCTGAAACTGGTCAGCTATTTAAAATGTTTAATACTGGTAATGGTCGCATTTCGGGTCAGCCCGTTGTTACAGAAAGCGAAATATACGTTGAAGTTACCGAGAGTGGAAACAAGAGATTTTTAAAATATTATACCTTACCACACTGTGGTTTAATACGGTCAACACCACTGTCTTAATTTACGTGTTTTTGTTGATTTGTTTTGGTCGTGGTCTATACTAAATAGTATACTATGAAGGTACTTAAGCGAAACGGTAAACTAGAAAATTTAAACGATAAAAAAATTCACAAGTGTGTTGAACGTACCTGTAAGGGGTTAAAAAACGTAGATCCTTTAACAGTGGTATACAACGCAACATTAAAGTTGTATGATGGTGTACCAACTGCTGAGATTGATAAGTCTCTCATTAAGTCAGCGCGAGCACTTATTGAGCAAGAGCCAGAATACTCTCAAGTTGCAGCGAGACTTCTTTTGAATACTCTTAATAAAGAAGTCTTCAAAGAAGGGGTTGATAGTGATGCATTCGAACTTCAGTATAAAAAGTCGTTCATCACCAACCTCAAAGCATTGGTAAAGAATGGAACGTTGCAAAAAGATCTTTTAAAGACCTTTGATCTTAAGAAGATATCAGATGCAATTGATATTAAGAGAGATTACCTCCTTGAATATCTCGGCTTACAAACTCTTGTTGATCGTTATCTTTGTCGCATTAATGATAAGATTGTAGAGAGCCCTCAAGGGTTCTTTATGCGTGTTGCAATGGGTATTGCTCTTGCAGAAAAACCAGAAGAAAGAACCGAATGGGCAATTAAGTTTTACAATAAAATTTCTTCATTAGAGTATGTGCCATCTACTCCAACATTATTTTATTCTGGAAATGTGAGAAATCAGCTCTCTTCTTGTTTCCTTAATACTTTCGAAGATAGTGTGTTTGGGATCTTTGATGGGTTGCACCAGGAAGCTCAAAAGAGTAAGTTTGCAGGTGGTATTGGTATGGACTTCACTCCATTCCGCGCTGGTGGTGCTTTGATTAATACCACTGGTGGTATTACTACAGGTGCTGTTTATACTTGGAAATTGTTCAATGACATGCTTGTTGCTATTAATCAAGGAGGAAAACGCAAAGGTGCTGGTTGTGGTTATCTAGAAACATGGCATTATGACATTGAAGATTTCTTAGAATTGAGAAAGAATGTAGGTGAAGAGCGTCGCCGTACCCATGATATGAATACCGCTAACTGGGTTCCAGACTTGTTCATGAAGCAAGTTAAGAGTGAAGGTAAATGGTATTTGTTCTCTCCAGAAGAAGTCCCTGAGCTGCACGAGCTTTGGGGTGATGAATTTGAATCCAAGTATTGGGAATGTGTTGAGAAGGGAAAGAGAGGTGAGTTTAGACTTTTCAGAGAAATTGAAGCGAAAGATCTTTGGAAAAAGATGCTTAAGATGCTTTTCGAAACTGGCCATCCTTGGATCACTTTCAAGGATCCTTGCAACATTCGTTATACAAATCAGCACTGCGGTACCGTACACTCTTCAAACCTTTGCACAGAAATTACCTTACATACTAAAGCAACTTCCTTTGAACCAAATAATGACCGTAAAATTAAAGAGTATGGTGAAACAGCAGTATGTAATCTCGGCTCTGTTAATCTTGCTCGTCATCTTGTATTGATCGATGGTAAGTATCAGCTTGATTATCTCAAGCTAAGTGAATCGGTAGCTATTGGTTGTCGTATGCTTGATAATATCGTTGATATTAATTTTTACCCAACACAAGAAGCTAAGCTCTCTAATATGAGACATCGCCCAGTTGGTCTTGGTTCGATGGGTTGGCATGACTTATTCCACGCTCTTGATATTGTATATGATAGTGACGAAGCTACTAAACTTTCTGGAGATATCTATGAATTTATTTCATGGCATGCAATCAATCAAAGTTCTGATTTAGCTAAAGAACGAGGTAAGTATTCTACCTATGACGGTTCTCTTTGGAGTCAAAATGTATTTCCTGTTGATTCGTATATTAACCTTATGCGTCGTCATAATGTTAACTTCAATAAAACATCTAAAGATCTTGAAAAGATGGACTGGGGTATTGTTCGTAAGAGAGTTAAAGAACATGGTATGAGAAACTCTAATGTAATGGCTATTGCTCCTACAGCAACCATTTCATCTATTGCTGGTTGTTCTTCCACAACTGAACCTCTTTTTTCAAATATCTTTGCATATTCAACCTTGAGTGGTGACTTCACAATGGTTAATAAGTGGCTTATTAACGACTTGAAAGCTCTTAGCCTTTGGAACCATAACATGGTTGAACAACTTAAAGCAGCTGACGGTGATATTAGCAAAGTGTCATTACCAGATGATATAAGAGATAAATTTGTAAGCAAATACAAAACAACTTTCCAGATTGATCAGTTGAAGCTTCTTGAACAAGCTGCAGCTCGTGGTATTTGGATTGACCAAGCGATGTCAGTAAATCTCTTTAATGATAAAACATCGCTTAAGTATCTTAACGATATTTACGAGCACGCTTGGAACATTGGCCTCAAGACAACTTATTACCTTCGTAATAGAGGAGCTTCTTCTGTTGAAAAAGCTTCTGTTAAGTCGGAGCAGGTATTAAGTTCTATCGGTGACGATAAATTAGGTAAAGCTTGCTTAATTAATGACCCAACTTGTCAATCTTGCCAGTGATATTCAGCCCTTCATTTATTAAAGCTCTCACCGAAGATGAGTACGCGTTGCTCTACTATATCTTAAATAAAGATAAAACTGTTATTTACGAATTAGACTATAGTAGAGCAACCGTGATCATTCAAAAATTATGTCAATCTAACTTGACGGAAGAAGGTGAAGAGATTAGAAAAAATATATTAGAAAAATATAATAATCTTTAAATCTGATAAGGTGGGTATATATTAATTAATAACATGAATAAAACAGGTTTAATTTTAGGTAAGGAAAAAGAAAGCGTTAATCAAATTTTACCACACATGCACAGATGGGCATGGGATTTATATAAAGCAGGTAAACGGAATAATTGGGACCCAGAAGAAGTTCCAATGAATAAAGATATTGTTAATTGGCGTAATAATAAATTATCTGAAGCTGAAAAACTGGTAGTTAAACGCTGTCTTGGTTTCTTTGCAGGGTCCGAATCACTTGTTGGAAATAATCTTGTATCATTGTTTAGACATATTACCGATCCAGAATGCCGCCAATTTATGTCTCGTCAAATTTGGGAAGAATGCTTACATAACGATACCATTGTTTATATTTGTGAATCTCTTAATTTAGATATCAAAGAAGTGTATGAAGCATACGCAACTATACCAGCTATCAAAGCTAAGGATGACTTTTTGATATCTGTTACTAAAGATCTCAACCCTAATGTAGATACTTCTACTGTTGAAGGTGCCAGAGAAGTTATTAAAGCTGCATTCATTTACTGGATTGTTTGTGAAGGTACGTTTTTCTTCTCTTGCTTTGCAATGCTTCTTTCTATGAAAGATAAGATACCAGGCATTGGTGAGCAAATTGAGTATACTCTTAGAGATGAATCCGGGCATATTAAGTATGGAACCAGTCTTATTAAAGAGATTATCAAACAAAATCCAGGTGTTTGGACAGATGAGTTCGAACAAGAATTGACAGGTTATCTTAAGAAAGCAGTAGAACTTGAAGTCGCTTACGCTCATGATGTTCTCCCTAACGGGATTCTTGGATTGAATGCAGATATGTTCTTGCAGTATATGCAGTATATCGGGAATCGTCGTTTGGAAAATATTGGTATGAAGTTTAGATTTGAGCACGATAAAAATCCGTTTGATTTCTTATCTGAAGTTCAAGATTTAATTAAAGCTAAAAACTTCTTTGAAACACGAGTTATTGAATATCAATCAGCAGGTGCGTTAGATGACGATTTTTAAGTTGATTTAAAAAAATTAATAGTATAATTATTAAAACTATGAGTTACTTACTTACTCCCCGTACTCTTCGTACATCCGACTTCGACGATTTGTTCGAAGCGTCCTCCAACTGGTTCTTTACCGATCCAACACAAACAACAAATAAAACCGGCGATACAGTCAGATTCAACGAAACTGCAGATATGCACACCGTTGAAATTGACTTACCTGGTGTTAAAAAAACAGATGCAAAAATCGATACAAGTATCGATGGTAACAATATTAGATTTTTTATTACTGCTAATCGAACGGTTACACATCGCGGTGGTAAACGAAATGAAACGTTTAAACGTGAGTTTAGTTTAAATCTAGTTAAACCTGAATTATTAAAAGCCAAACTTGAAGATGGTGTGCTTACTATCACAGTTGAAAAAGCTTCAAAAAACAAAGCTAATAAACAAATAATAATCGAATAAAAAGGAATTTTATTTATTAATAAAAACCCCGATGCATATTAATATGCATCGGGGTTATAAATATTATAAATGTTCGATACTATAGACCCTGACATTAGAACATCATTAATTGGCTTTATATCCGGTGTACTCGGCGCTATTGTTGTTTTTATTAAAAAAATATTAGGTAGTATCGCAGATAAAATGTTCGTGTCTAAAGATAAAGTTATTGAAACTTTAAATGCAGGTAAATTAGTTAAAGATAGTTTAGAGAGTTTACGTGTGGAGTGGTCAGCTGATAGAGCTTCTATAATTCAGTTTCATAATGGTGGCTTCTTTTCAAATGGTGAATCAATGCAAAAATTCACTGTCACCTATGAAGAAATCAGCCCAGGGGTCAATACTCTTAGTAAAGTACTCAAAAATATACCACTAACTAATGCGCTTTGGATTGGTGAATTAATTAACGGGTGTGTAATTGCAAAAGTTGAAGACTTACAAGATGTAATATCTCGTACATTTTTTGATGAATTTGGCATTAAATCTATTATTGGGTGCCCATTGAAATATAATGAAAAAGTGGTTGGGTTAGTATTATTGCAATGGGTAAACAGTGTTGGTGTGTTTGATAGTAGTAATATTACAAAATTATCAGAGCAGTGTAAAAATATTCCATATCTATTAAAACCTATCAAGTGATTTAAATATTAATATGAAACATCGATCTATTTGGTTAAATGGTGATAGCAGTACAGCAGTTGACGACCCGTTACCAATGATTAAAATTGAAGCTCCTGATGTGGTGGAAAATATATCTCATATAAAAGGATCTGAAAATACAATATCGTTTTATGGTGAAGTTAATACTATAACAGCTGGTGAGATTAATCGCCTACTTACCGAAACAGATATTAAACTTCAAAATACTAAAAACTTACTCGGTGATGATTACACACCGACAATTCATTTAAAAATTAGATCAGATGGGGGAAGTTTGTTTGAAGGTATTGCTATCTTAGATAGAATGAGATCTCTTAAAAGTAGGATACATACTTACGTTGAAGGGGGAGCAGCAAGTGCAGCAACTTTAATTTCTGTTGCTGGTCATAAACGTTATATTGGTAAAAATTCACTAATGCTCATTCACCAGTTATCAGCTGGTAATTATGGTAACTTTCAACAATTAGAAGAACAACAAGAAAATTACCGTCGACTAATGCAAATTATAAAGAGTGTATATAAACAGTATACCAAGATGCCAATGAAATCTCTTGAAGAGATACTTAAGAAAGATCTTTGGTTGACAGCTGAAGAATGTTTACGCTATGGTATGGTAGATGAAATCGTTTAGTTGATTTCCATTTTTTAAAATCCATATTTAAATATGGAAAAGAAACTCCACTATGATAATGTTGCGTTAGTACCTGCTTACTCACGAGCAAAGTCGAGATCAGATTTAGACACAAGCACTATAATTGGTGACAGGAAAATTAAATTACCTGTTATACCAGCTAATATGAAATGCGTTATTGATACGTCTACTGCGCATTTCTTATCTGAAAATGATTATTTTTATATTATGCATCGATTTGATATTGATGTTATCGAATTTATTAAAAAAGCTAATAACGAGAACTGGAAATTAATTTCAATATCTGTAGGTGTAAAGGGCGCTGATATGGATCTCATTGATACAATTAGCAAATTGAATTTGAGAGTTGATTTTATTACTATTGATATTGCTCATGGTCATAGTGAGTTAATGAAAAATATGATCAAAAAGATCAAAAGTACATTAACCGATACATACATCATTGCAGGTAATATTTGTACGGTTAATGGTTATAGTGATTTGGTAGATTGGGGTGCAGATATTATTAAGGTTGGTATTGGGCCAGGTGCAGCGTGCACGACTAAGCTCAAAACAGGATTCACATATCCTATGTTTAGCTGTGTTTCAGATATCTGTGCTTTTAAAGAGCAAACAAACACATTAGCACCTATTATCGCAGATGGTGGTATCGCTTATAATGGTGATATAGCTAAAGCACTTGTCGCAGGTGCAGAATATGTCATGTGTGGTAAGCTATTCAGCGAGTGTACGGATTCACCAGCTCTATCTGTAAACGGTCAGAAGATTTATTATGGCTCTGCATCACAACACAATAAGAGCCATAACTGCAACATTGAAGGTAAGTTGTTAGAGCTTGATCACAACGGTATGACATACCATGAAAAGTTGACAGAAATAACCCAAGATCTTCAAAGCTCCATATCTTATTCTGGTTTTACATCAATTAAAGATCTATGGAAAACAGAATGGGTGCTAATCTAATTAAACACCAGTCACGTTAACACTAGTTGATGATTCGTTCTGTATATATTCTAAAGCGCTTATACCAGACTTTGGATATTTATTAACGTTCGGTATACCAGATTCACCAACTGGCTCGTTGCTGTTGTATACTAGTGCAGAGCTTCTAACACCTGCATTAGCACTCACACCGTTTCCACTATCACCAGCTATAAGTGTGATTGGAATGTTTGGGAACTCATGACCATGTGGTGTTAACTCAACCGCAGCACCTGATTGTTGATCGAGAACTATTGTAAATGGTTGATTGCTTACGACTAACGTGCCACCACTACCGTTAAACGTCGCTGGTACATTTAAGCTTAAAAACCCTGTTATTTGATCCCCGTTACGCAAAAACCCACGAGCACCTTCTTTGGTAAACCCGATCAATGTTTGTTGAATCTCTTGAGGCGCGACAATATGGTTACATGTGATGTTGCCATCAAAATAACCACCACCAGCTACTATTAAGTTTTGATTTATACCAACGTTACCATTCAGGAACACTTGACCCTCACTTGTTATGTTTAGATTTGATGATTCAATCGATAGGTTTGTTTCACCTTTAATTATAATATCTTGACCACCAATAATAGTTTGTAGAGCACCGATCTTAAGCACGGTGTCTGTATTTAATTTAAACGAACCACTGGTGGTTAAGCCGATACCACCACCACCCGCTTTAATATTCATACCATTACCAGCTTCAATTGTAAATTTACCGCATGGAAAAAATGAATGGTTATCCACTTCAACTATTTCGGGAGCAGCTGATGGTACCGCGCAAAGACCAGGTGTTGTGACTGCGACACCAAACGGTACATCGCGACCCTTCATATCAACATATGCTTGTGGGTTGTCATTGGTTGTAGCCCCACAAACGATACGAATATTTCTGGATGCACACAACACATAGTCACCACCAGATCCTAACTTTGATTCAATAGCTGTCAATTTCTTTTGTGTGTTAGCTGTAGCTTCAGCACGCGCTGAAGGGCTCGGACCTGGTTCAGCTTTAGCACCGGCAGTAGATGGACTTGACGTTGATTCAAGATTGCTTAGAGCCTTAGGTAGTGGTAATTTATTTTTGGTTAACCCCTTAAGTGAATCTGTAGCACCTTTAGTAATATCTTCAACAGTTTTTACTGGACCGGTAACCATCTTCTTTAAATTACTGTATACGTTTTTAACACCTGCTTTTGCTTGTTGTAGAGCATTTGGTGGTGTGGCTGTATGGTTTGATGTTTTACCACTGTCTTCATTAGCTTTAATTTGATCAATACCGGTGTTAGATGCTAATTCAATTTTAGCATTTTTATAAAGAACTGGCGCTTTTTCAATCGCCACACCAGGCATAACCACTTGAACTGGTTTTTTCTCCGGTGGCAAACAATTAGACATTGCGTATTCTGTAACTTGTCTATTCCACTCAGCGTGAGCTTCGGTCTTAATAGCACCGGAATCACCAATGATAACGTTTAAACTTTTTTCAACTCGTGTCCACTTATCACCACCTACATATGTGCAGTCATCCTTACCAACACTTTTGAAGCTATCTACAATTGTGTGGTGTTGTGTATTATTGGGGCTAAATAACGACACACCGGGTCCATTTAGTGTTAGTTGAGAACCACTATAAGCTCCAATGATTATATGTTCGCGACCATCAGAATGGTTCATCACAATACTACCAGCACGTCCGGATATTACTGAGCTGTTTTGATATTTATCTGCCATAATCTATAGGGGGTAATAGTGGGGTTGGTGGGGTGCCAGCTGAAATTGGCGGGGGTAGTGTAGGTTCACTTCTCGGTGTGTTCACCGGTGAGGAAGGCGCCGTTGAGGAACTACTTGTTGTTGGTGTTGAGAAACCACTTGTTTTTGGTGAAGAACCATTTGCTGCATTTTGAAACGATCCATCGAGAGCAAATATTTGAGTAAAAGCTGGTACACCATTTATACCACCGATACATACTGGAAAATTACAATCACCTTTATAAAACAACAACAACACCTGTGCTCCAATTCTAGGTACACCAAAGGTACCTGATGGTGCTTTATCATAAGATGGTACTGTTGCATATGCAAATGGGTTACCACGTGGAAGCAGATATTCATGTGGTTCTGCAAATGGTGTTTTAAAACCTTCATATTTTCTTGCGTTATTTTCAGCAACAAAATCAAAAACACCATCATCACCAGTAGTCCCAGGACCCATATCAGTTAAAATAGGTGAGCAGATATCTGCCCATGGGCAGAATGTTTTTAAGTATTCTGTCGATTGTTTATTCAAACTACCAACATTATCACCAATGGTCGGGTATTCAGCTTGATTTTTACTATTTAAAAATGAAAAGAGATTAATACCATGTATGTCTGGTATATATACTTGTACACGACCACCACCTTGTATTGGGTCGTTTGTATCTATCACAATACCTTTATGTATGCTATAATCAGGTACATACCCTGTTTCATTTGTTTTGACTGTTGTTGGTGTTTTAATATTCACTTATTTTTTAAAATTCATCGACATCTTATTGATTTTTTCCATCTGAGTAGCAGCTTTGTTTAGTTGACCCTTGTACTTATTTATAGGCCCTTCAAACACATTACCACCTAATTGTATCTTCTGCGTGATGTTACCTACCACTTTATCAAAACTTTTATTGACATTTGCCATTATCTTTTTTGTGAGACCAGCAGTTGCTTTTTTCATCAGACATCCCATCATGTTAGCCATCATCGTTTCGCAGTTCTTCTTTTCTTTGTTAGCTTTTTTTAAGTCTCTTGCACGCTGACTTATTGTGGATTTTATATCTTTCAATGTATCTACTAGTTCACTAACATCATTAAACAGTTTTTTTAAAGCTCGTAACGGTCCAAGTATTTTACCCGTTATTTTATTTATTGCATCTACGATTGCACCTTCTATGGCGTCTTTGGCTGCCTTAGCTAACGCAGCAGCAGATCCTAAAAGTCCACCAGCTGCAGCTTTTAGAGCACCACCAGCTGCAGCTTTTAGAGTACCAGTTGAAAGTGTGCTTGCTAAACAAGCACCAGCACCAATAACACCAATAACAGTAGTTGCTTTATCCAACAAACTATTAGCAGATGTTTTCAGATTGTTAATTGCTGGTAACAATCTAGGAATTGAAGGGAGTGCCATAAAAATATTTAGTTGAATAACCAGTATACCAACCTATAATGGTTATATGTTTAATAAAATTAAAATTTCACATGAAACACCTTTAGCGTTAATGCCAAAGTCACGAGGTTATAATGATTACGACTATGCGTTGGTTCATCTTTTTGAAACACATCCAGACTATTATCAATTTTTTAAAGAGAGTTTAGCAATGGGTCGTGAAGTGCTATTAGATAATTCTATCTTTGAATTAGGGACAGCATTTGATTCAACTAAATTTTACAACTATATTTTAGATCTCAAACCAAGTTATTATGTCGTACCGGATGTTCTTGAAGATAGTAAAGCAACAATTAGTAGTTTTAACGAGTGGTGTAAAAACCATGATCTCGAACCTATTAAGTATATTCCAAAAATTGGAGTTGTTCAAGGAAAAACATTTAGTGAGTTAGCTGATTGTTATGAATTCATGTCACGTCACGCTGACTATATTGCAATTTCATTTGATTATTCTTACTATCAAATTAGTGCGTTTGGTAATACAAGACTTGAACGCATGCGTAATGGTCGTGTTAAACTAATTAACAATCTAATTAGTGAAGGTATTTGGAATCATAATAAACCTCATCATTTGTTAGGTTGTTCACTTCCGAATGAGTTTAAGGAATATCACTCTATTGCTACTGATAGTATTAGATCAATTGATACATCTAATCCAGTTGTTGCTGGGTTGCATAATATTAGGTACGTTGATGGTGTTGGATTAGTTGATAAGCTTAGTATTAAACTTTGCGACCTTATTGATTACAAACCAACACCCCAGCAAGAACAAGCTGTATTATTCAATGTTAACCAGTTTAAACTTATTAACCAATTTTACCTTTGATTATGACAGTAACATTAACAAGAGAAGATTGCCTAAAGTTAGCTGAAACTTTAGATACAAAAACAAAGTCATACTTAGTAGATGATTGTATTGCAACATGGGATACAAAAAATCTATGGCATCACGAACCTATTGCTTATTATAAAGATAAGACAATTGTAAGCGTGATGTTTGCTAATGTCGAGCATGTAGGTGGTGAACACATTCTATACATTCAAAGGGTGTTTACTATCCCGGAGTTTAGAAAGAAAGGCCACTTTAGAGAGCTCTTTAATGAAGTATATACATCGCAGTTTAATAACGGTGTTAGGTTCTTAAAACTATTTGTTAATGTTGATGCATATAAAGCATACAAAGCAATGAAATTTAATATGGTGCAACAGACTGAAGATGGTAAGTATTACTTAATTTTTATTCCAATGTTACATTATGTACTTGAATACAATAACTTTATTACTTCACTCTCACCAATTTCTTATTTCTTACCAGATGCAATAAATCTTTATTATCTGGATTTACAAAGGAAATATAATATTATTGACGTATGATTATTTCATTTACAGGTGCTCAATCTACAGGTAAATCGACATTGTTGAATATGTGCAAGGAACAGTTCGGAAATAAATTCGAATACTTCCCTGAAATCACCCGACAAATCAAAAACAATATTAGTGTTAACATCAACGAACTTGGTGATAGTTTAACACAATATCTTATCATGAGCAAACATATCGAAAATATGTTTATTGCAAAACAGCATGCACATGTTTTCTTAGATCGGTGTGCTTTAGACGGATTGGTGTATACGAGATGGTTACATCAAAAACATAAAGTTTCAAATGAAGTTATTGATTGTGCGCATGATATTTTTAATCGTTTAATTCACGATGTCGATGTTATTTTTTATACCGACCCAGCTGATGTTAAATTAGTTGATGATGGTGAGCGTAGTACGAGTATTTCATTTAGAAATGAAATCATTAGCTTATTTGAACTGCATATCGATAGATATATCGGAGATAATAAAGTTATTAAATTATCTGGTACTATTGATGAACGAATGAATACTATTAAAGAAACGTTGAAAGTGAAAGGTATTAGTCTATAATATATCATGGCACTCGAAAAATTAGATAACTCAAATATTAGCGTCCACCTTGGTAAGACTTCTCAATATAAGTCTCAATATGATCCATCTCTTCTTGTAAGAGAACTTCGCAGTAATAATCGTAAGCATATTGGCATTGATGATGATAACCTCCCGTTCGTTGGTTATGATACATGGAATGCATATGAAATTTCTGCATTAACAAATAATGGGTTACCTGTTACTGGTATTGCAAAGATTGTTTACCCAGCATCAAGTAAATACATTGTAGAATCAAAATCTCTTAAGCTCTACTTCAATTCATTTAACATGACGAAGCTCGGTGTAACGTCTAGTGAAGTTAGAAGTAAAATTACAGAGCTAGCTATAAAAGACTTATCTGAACTTCTAGGTGTGGATGTTTCTATTAACGTCTTTAGTGATGAAGAAGTTGTTTTTGATCATAGTATGCTTCATATTGAATATTACGAAGACTGTATTACGTTAGAAAAACACTATGAACATAGTCTTACTGATGAGTTTACAGTATATCAAGAAACTCCTTCATTATTGGAAATTACTGAAGGTGATAATAAAATCAAAAAGTTTCATAGCGCACTTCTTAAATCAAATTGCCGTGTGACTAGTCAACCAGACTGGGGAGATGTTTTTATTGTTTATAAAAGCTCCAAGGATGTCGATCCAGTTTCGTTAGTAAAATATATTGTTTCATTTAGAGATGAATGTCATTTCCATGAAGAAATTTGCGAAACAATTTACAAGAGACTACATGATGCATTGCAACCAGAATTATTACATGTGATGTGTTTGTATGCACGTCGTGGTGGTATTGATATTAATCCACAACGCGCATCAAGTGATCAACACTTGCACGGTATTGTTGACAACCCAGCTTTCTGTCATACCAAAACACCTAAGCAATAATCGTTACATAAAAAAAGCCCGTGAGCTATAGCTCACGGGCTTTTTTGTTGGTTATAAACCTTCGGAATATAGTCTTGATCTTACTTGACGACCAACTGTTCTATAGAACACATTAGATGACGTTAAACCATTGAAGACAGAAGTATATCTACCATTAGGGTTAAGTACGATAAATGGATTGTCAATTTGCGATGTAGTTGTGTTAATACGTACATTTGTGTTAAAGCCTGAAAGAACAATTGATGTAGTTGCAAAGTTAGGATCATTAAACCTAACTGTAGCATTAAATGCTGTTGTTGTGGGTGTAACAGTTACAAGCGATGAATGAATCTTGCCAAAGATAACAGTATCACCATTATTCGATGGAATGGTAAGTTTAATTGCAAATGGATTTGCAACAACAAATGACCCCGTTGCATAAGAAGCAGCAAAAGTTAATGTCATTGGTGTAGCTGTTGCAGTACCACTAAGAGGTGGACTTGCTAATTGAGTATCTGCAGAAAGATTAAGTGTGCAAGAATATGCACTGGTAGCGCCATTTACTGTCGCTGTTTGAGCTGTTGTGGTGATTGGAAGAAGATATTCGTAAGCCATACTATTATTTATAGTTTTACATCCACTAATTTTTATAATATCATTTCAAATTTAAAATAACTGCAGTATCACACCCTATAAAACTTGTTATTAAGGTATGTTTTTTGTTGGTTGGTTAGTCTAACCTTTTTTTACTAGCGATACTAGCAAGGAAATTACCTGCACTGTATTACCGACGTTCGTGTTTTGCTTTTTATATATACAAAAAAACCCTTGATGTAGCAATCCATCAAGGGTCAAAATTGTTACCAATTTTATCGAGATTACATGTACACGGACTGTACGCCTGGAGTGAACGCTGTACCTAAGTTCGTTACAAGAACTAGATGGTAATAGAGGTTTGCACCAAAGATGTTATCGACAACACCATAACGGGTAAGCAAGCCTACACGTGGGGCGAAGTCGTTTGGACCAATGGTTCTCTGTACCATGATAGGGATGTAAGGGCAATAGATGATACCAGTGTCATAGAAGTTAGGGCCTTTATAACCAAGAAGAGCATACTCAATAGCTGTGCTATATGTAGAGTAGCCTGTGTTGGAATATCCAGGGTTCTGAACTTCTGTACGGGTATCACGGTATACGGTGAATCTACCACCAACTGTACCTACCTTAGCAATACCTACACCCTGTGTGTTAACGTTGCCGTTAACAGACATCCACTGGAATTCAGGGAGCATTTCAAGAATTGCGCACACTTTTGGTGTTGCAACAATGAAATTAGCGGAGCCGCGACGATTTCTCGTAGCGATTCGGTTTGCCTCGACGATAAGCTTCTGATAGAAGTCACGATTACGTTCTGCTAACCAGCGACCATCTGCGGATGCTGGACTCCAATAAGAATAGCCTACTGTCGTGCCTGCATTGAGTGCTGTTTGGATCATTCTCATGATCATTTCACGGTCGATTTCAGCCTGAATTTCATAGCTCATCGCATTTGTTAATTCAGCATCCACATCAATACCGTTCATGTTCTTGAGGTCCTGTTCGAGTTCAATGGACCAACGAGCGCCTAATTTACGAGTGCCTGCTTCAACAGCGGTTTTCTCAAAGCTAACTTCAACGGTCGGGATGTTGGAGTTGATTTCGAAATTCTTAAGAATTTCAGCAACACCAGTATCAGCAGGATTGAAAGCCCAATCACTATTACCAGTCAACGAAGTCGACGATGTACCAGTGTAACGGGTTTCAAGGAACTGATAGCCCAATTCGTTAGTAAACCCACCATTAGCACTGTAGTTAACTTGCTGCTGACTATGGGAGCCAGGAGCAGCAACTGTACCAGGAGCGTCAATGCTGTTGCTTCCACCAAGAGTGGTATTACCATACTTGTAGCGAAGAGCAAATGCAAGGCCGACTGGACCAGACATAGGTTGGACACCAACGATTTCGTTAGAAATAAGCTCTGGGAATGTACGTCTAATCATCGGGATCAAGATCTTTGGAAGACGTGCGTCACCGGCAGCATAACCGTCGTTGGAGTTAATGGTGCTTGGTGGTTGGAAGATACCTCCGATAGTGGAACCACTACCGAAAGAACCGCCATTACCAGCAACATTAGCTTCATTGAAGCAGTACTGCTCTTGGTTCTCAAGGAGAACCGCGGTGGACAAACGCTTATGCGAATCTTCGATAGGAGAAACTGTATCAGACGAATAGTCGAGTACAGGTGCCCACTTCTCAAGGAGCGCATCAGCTCTTGTTTGGTTGATGAACGACATAGGAGCATTGATTTTATTATTCATACGTTTTATCATTTGGACCTCATGGGATTGGTTACCCAAGCAACTCAAGCATATAGCTTCATGTTTAAAATACTTATTTAACTCTATTTAATTCTGTTAAGTAGGAGTTAATAAAAGGATCTTTCTTTGTTGTTTGCTCAACGACAACTTTTGGAGCGTCATGTTTACCGACACGGTTATTAAGAGCTTGCTCTTTAATAACTTCTGTTTGTTCAGCTTCTTTCTTATCGTAAAGCTTAGAAATGTAATCGAAGTTTTCTTTTACGAATGTAATGTTTTTCTCTTGAAGAATCTTCTTAATATAATCTGCCTTATTAGGAGCCATCTTAGAGGTATTTGATTCAATAAAGATTGCTTTCTGTAACGTATCAATTTCTTTCTTGAGCTTAGCATTTTCAGCAACAAGTGCATCTGCTTGCTGGTTTGCTTCATCAATTTGTTGCTTACCTTCAATAACAGCTTCTTTAATAGACTCTGTCATAAGTGCAGAATCAACAGCAAGTGTCTTTCTAAGACCTTCAAGTACGGTAAGAGCTTGCTTATTTTTGACAGCCTCGTTAACTGATTCAGCTGGAATTAATTCTTCAATATAGGTATCAATATAGGTTGAAAGCGACTCAACTAATTGATCTTTGAATTGGCTAGCACCGTTATTCAATTCTCTTTCATATTTTTCTATAACTTTAACAAGCTTAGCAGCGTTGTTCTTATCAATAGCTTCGACAACTTTGCTAAGTTTAGCGCAGTGATCGGCGTTGATTGCTTCTAAGAGAGCTTCAAGCTTTTTAGCATAAAGTTCATCTTGAGTAGTGAGTGCTTGCTCAACATGAAGTTTAATACGGTTGCTAAATGCTGTTTCAATTTCATTTAACGACTCTTCAGAAAGTAGATTTTGTGGGATAATGTCCTTGATCATAATTAGAAAAGAGTAGGTTTAATGCTCTGCGCAATCTTGGTTTCAAGCTTGGAGTGTATTACCTGCTGTAAATATTTATTAGCTTGAGCATACTTTTCTTCAGCAATACACATAATAAAATTTGTAAGCAATGTGCTTTCTTTGACAACTTTTTTATTTTTACTCTTAGTTGCACCGGTAACACCAGCACTGATGACCTTATCATGTGGTGGAGCTAATTTAGCAAGTTTTTTGGCTTTTGTTTTTTTAGAAGTCTTTTTAGCTTTGGCCATATATGTATTTATAGTTTTGAGATAAATTTTAAGATTTGTTCACGAAGAAATTTATCAACATCTTTCTTTGGCATAGTAGAAATACTATTTTCAAAATCAAAATACATTTCTTCAAATTTACTATCCTCAACAACTACAAATTGTTTAGACTCTAAAATACCATTAACGAAAGCTTTCGGGCATGATGGGTCAGCAACACAATCAACAGCAATAAGTCTCATATTACGTACCGTATTGCACTTTGTACCTTCTTCAAGTGTACCTAATGCTCTTGAAGACATACCTACTTTTACACCATCGTTAATAAGAGATTTAACAACAAGACCACATGGGGTAGATAATACCTTAGACTTACCAACATATACATTACCATCTGCGTATATATCAGTAACAAGGTGGCATGCTCTTTCAAGATTAACATCTGCAGATGTAGGGTGGTTTAATTCACCCATAGCACGCTGCATTTTAATCATTTCTTCTGTATAACGTCTTACTTCACGTTCTAATTCATCTTTCGGATAACGACGGTTGTTTTTGTTAACATCTTCAGCCATCATATATGGACCTTTGATGAATAGTGCTGCAGGTGCATTTCTATTTTGTTCTTCGTATATATACTCGAACTCTTCTTTGATTGGTTTTTCTACTAGGAGATTTAAACGCATTGCCATATTATTTATTTATTGACAGTGAGTTGTTTTTCTGTTATAATTATAAATTCATAGCCCCTTTTCAAGCACCATTCTTTAGCAGACTTCCACTTTGCTTGATTTGTTACGTACATTGTTTGTTCGTAAATCAAATTTGACTTCTTGCGGTATTTTGTTTTTGGTGGTAGCAATTGACTAGATGGTTTAATTTCAACTAGATATTTCTTTACATTATTACCTTCTTTAATCTTAACAAAATTATCTACAAAGTAACGATGTACTCTACCATCCAATGGATTCACGTAAGGTATAACAACGTTTTCGCTACCCCATGATAGTATGTTTTCATTACAATCACAAAACTTCATGAATCGTAATTCCAGAGACGATCTGTAAACTGCTTTTTCACCGATAAACTTATGCTTATTTTTAGGTACAAAAATACCTTGCACAAATTTAGAGTTTTTTTGCAGCAGCATCATGTGTGGTGATAAATTGAAGGTAAAACATTTCACCATGCTTGTATGGGTGTGATGTATTTGATTGGTGTTTTACTATATATCTACCACCGTGTTTCAATTTTGTTAATATATTTATGGTTAGATTATGGTTACCTGGGTTTGTTGATAATACCTAGCCGATTACGAACATAACAGAATCTGCATCACCTAATCCGGGTGATGCACCAGTGTAAAGTCTCTCTTCAAGTTCTTTCTTCTCAGTTAAACCTTCTTGTAATAAGTCATAGTTTAATGCACCACCACCAATTAAAGTAACTTGACCAAATTTACCACGAACACGACCAACTACAATTTTAGATAATGCAAGAGCGTATTGATATACCCATGGCTCTTTAATTATATCTCTGATAGGACGCTCAACATAAGCAGGTAACACACCAAAGAATCTACCACCAATAGTTGTTGGTTGTGGGTAAATTTTTAATATTTGCGTACGTTCATCAAATTCATATGAACGTTTTGTTGATAAAACCTTTTCGCGTACATCTATCCACTCTTTTAAAGTGTACCACGATACAAGATCAAATCCGTAATTATCTAAAGCGTATGAAAAATATGTTTGCTGCGCTAAAGTTTGCTCTAATGTGAAGAGGGTATTAATACCTTGGGTCCTACTTTCTTGAAAGTCTGTAATTGCTATTACTTTTCGATAATCAAGTACGTCGTAGTCATACATGTTATTGATTTGGGTAGTTGTAGTTGGTAATTGCTGAATCGTTGGTAATTCAATGTATGAGGATTTAAAATTAGCAGTTAACGACTGGTTAAATGCAATGATATTACCATATGTGGAATTGCTAACCAATTCAAAAGCTGGCACACCACTAGGAAAATCAACACTTAAAGATGAAGATGAAGTAAATGTTGATGCAGGTATATTAGTTGTGCATACATATGTAACACTAGTTAATGGTGTATAATATGAAGGTGATGGCTTTGATATTTCGTGAGCGTTTTGAGCTGCTTGTGATAAACCTGTTTTAGCTAGTGTGTAAAGTTTATCTATTGGTAATCCAACATTCTGAATGTATAAATTTGAATTAAAAATCAAATATTCTTTAGTATATCCTGCAAATTTAGTAAACATTTCAACAGCGATTGAAATGTTTTCATATAATTGATCTTTATGAATTTCGACGGTTACCAATGGGTAACCAAGAGCTCTTGTAATTCTTTCACCTAATCTATCAAAGGTTTCAATCTTAGAATTAAGATTGGTTGATTGGAACGCGGAGATTGGGGTAATTGTACAAAGATTGCTCATTTACTTTATTTATGTTGTGGGTGCTTCTGGTGTTTCAGGTGCAGCTGCAGCTTCAGGAGCTTCACCTCCCACAGGAGCTTCACCTCCCAGTGGTGTTGTTTCGGAACCCCCGCCAATTTCAGCTGGTGCTCCACCGAATGCTGGTGGTACCGCACTATCTCCTCCACCACCTCCAATTGGAGCTTCACCACCTGCAGGAGCCATACCCGTAGCAAAAACTTCTTTCCAATTAGGACCACTACTTGCGATTTGTTGAATCTCCCATTGGAACTCTGTATCTTTTCTCAAATACTCTCTGTTAGCCATTATTTGAGTGTCTGTCCAACCCAAATATCTCTTTTGTGCATAAGTTTTAGAAATAAACTCATTCTGTGAAAGATTTGCATAAGTGTTAATTTTAAGCTCCATTTTTTGATTTTCGCGAAGATCGTAAAAATTAGTTGGAACATTAAACTTGACTGTTATATTGGTTTCTTTGAGCTCATATTTTTCCCAAAGTTTTAACAACTTAAGATGTGTAATAAAGGCACGTTTAATCCCCGCTGCAAATCTTTGCTGCATTCTAATAACGAAACGAGCGAATTTTAATTCTTCTCTAAGAATTTCATTACCATCTCTAAAAGCGTCTTGTGGGTCTAAACGAGTTGTTGGTACTTTTAATGAGCGGTAAAGTTTTTTAATGAAGTACATCAAATCAGATAACTCACCTAAATTAGCACCACCTGGTAATTGCGTTACCGTTGTACCGTCTGATCCTTGGCGTTTAGCAAACCAAAAAGCATCAAGCGTCGATTGTGGGTTGAATTTATTTACCACATCATTTTGATCAATGTTAAATGTTTTTGACGACCAATAGTTTTGAATTAATTTACGTAAATATGATTCTGCCTTTGGAGGTGGCATATTACCCACATCAACGTTGAACACCAACCGTTCAGGTGCACGAACCATACGGTAGATAATAATAGCATCTTCAATGAGTGATAACTGTCTATATGATCTACGAGCGTTTTCCAAAATAGGAAGAGCAAATGTTACATGATCGTCATATATACCTGAATTAATATACAAAATTTGATTTTCATCCATTGGTATAAACTCATACTTTTCAATTTTTGTAGGGTTATCTTTTGCAAAAATGGGCTTTTTATACAAATAACCTTTGATCATTAAATTTTGTATATTATTATATACTGGGTCGCACAACTCAGGTGGTATATTAACAAATCCGAGAATACCTTTATCTGTATAATCTTTGTGAATAATATTCTCAAAATAAAGTTCACCTTCAATTAAAAATTGACGCACATATGACCAACCTTTATTTTCTAAGTCTAAATATTCTACAATTTTTTTAAATTCTTCTTGAATATCTTGTTGTTGAAAATCACTAAGCTTTACATCTCTTGTTTGTAATTTTACAATATCACCATTTTCATCAATATTGATAAATTCATCGCAAATTTCATCTAATGCACCTGCTACATCAGAATAGGCAGCCATTACACGATAATCACGTAATCTACTATTTTTATTTTGGTTTACATTCGCGTATAATGTATGCGCTAGTGAAGTATCAAAGCTAAATGCACCAGCTGAATTTTGATCTGGTGAGCTAATAGCTACAGAATTGTTTGCGAGAGCTTCAGCTCGTCTAGCACCATTTTTTTGGAAAATTTTATACTTTGGATTTTTTTCCTCAATATTATGTACCTCTTGATATGTATATGGTAGCCTTTGCGCGATGTAAGACATAAGCCCATGTCCAAATGTAGATGATTTACCAGTATCGTTTTGCTGAGTTGCCATATTTATATTTATTTAACTTAATTCACCGTAAAAACAATATTTTGAGATTTTAATGAAGAGTCCCAACCAACTTCATTCACAGTAGTTATTACGAAGTTACCTGACTGCTGCGTCGGTGGTAGTGTAAACGTTAGTATGTTATCTGTCAATATCTTATAGTTTGTAATATTTGCACCACTAACAACACCTTGTTTAAATGTGCTGATTGACGTGAGATTAGGAAATAAAGTTAGGTTATTTGAACTCAACAGTAAGTTCGTTAATGAACTGAACCACTCACCTTGGAGTGTAAACTCAATATTACTGAGTTGATTAACAATATTTGTATTTTCAAATATTCGAGATTGTATATTTATATTGGATAACCTAGCGTGGATTGAATGTATCTGCGGTATACCAGATAATATGAACGAACTAGTAGTGTGGGGATCGATACCACTAAGCGTATAATAGTCATTATAGTTCATCTTACTAACTATATTTGTAGTTGCAACTGGTGCTATAGAACAATCTACAACAAATATGGTGGGTGTCGAGTCAAACTGTTTAAACAACCAACCTTTAATGGTGAATGTTGTATCCGCTACTATGTTATATTTTGATGATGATGTCAGATCTGTAGGTGGTGTCATGCTTATATTACCATCCCACAATACCTCAGATCGTATTTCTGCGTCATACCCTAAACCTGCTTCTGGTGGTAGTTTCCACGATAGGATAATATAAGGATTATTATATGGTGCAAAATTTGAAATAATCTGGTCAACATCACTCTGATATTTACCAATAATAGACATAGATACACTTATATTGATAGGTGTTGGTGTGTTTACTTTAGTAAAGTTTTTACCTTTACGTTGGTTGTACAACGGAAGATAAAATCCATCTTGTTTATTAAAGACTCTCGTATTATCTCTTGCAATGCTGGTAACATTAACAGCGACAACAGGTAATGTAATATTATGTTGCTCGTTTACGATATCGTATAGTACTCGTTGTTTTGGAGCAAGTACATAGCGAACGTTAATGTTTGATTGAGGTGCGCGGTTGTTATCGTATCGTTTAACGACACAGTCATTAAACGCAGCAAGAAATTGTGTTAATAAATCTTTTATTTCAAAATAATAACTGTAATTTTTAATATTGTTGGTCTCCAGTCTAACAATAGTATTTATTAAACAAACCTATCTATAAAATGCTTAGGTAAAATATTAATATTTTTACGCAGTGCATCTAGAACTGTAGCGTCTAATATGTAAGTAACGCAGTGATCATTTGCTGATCGAACACCTCGACCACAAGCTTGTACCAGCGAACAAAGCATTTTATTCTGATACCACTGCTTATCACCATCAAACAACATTTTGATTCGTTTATTAGTTAGCGGTAAATATGGAGCTTTAACAATAATTTGAAATCTAGCTAGATCATCTTTCAAATCAATCCCATGTGTTAGAGATGGTGATACAAGAATTGTTGGCTCAGCTGATTCGAAGTGTGTTTTTAAAATCTCATCATTTTGCACACCTTGTTCACGATATAAAAATCTACCACCACCACACCACTGTTTAATAGCTTTAGTAATCTCTAATGTGTGGGTATGTATAATACCTTTATCATTCGCATGATTATCACATATCTTCTTAACCATATCAGCAATCGTGGGTAAAGCTGACTTGATAGTATATGCGTTTAACTTATGCTTGGTGTTGACATAAATCGGTGCTTTCCTACTATCAAATGTTGATTGCATATCGATGAACTTAAACCTATCAACACCTAGTGTTTTTGCAAAGCTCTTTTCATCAATAATTGTTGCAGACATCAAAACAATCTTATTGCCATGATCAAACAGATACTTAGCTAGCTTATTGACCTTTAGTGGTGTAAACGTAATGGTCTTATCTACTCGCTCGATAATATATTCACTATCATTCCAAGACGATATCAAGAGCTGTAGTTTATTATACAGGCTCTTTAGACCGATCATTTTTTTCTTCTCACCTTCTAAGTATGTGGTCAACTTTTCTGTGCCTCTGATCGTAGCATCAATCTCTTTAACTCGCTCAACAACAGCTACTGTTAACTGCTCCACACCTCGATATGATTTCGAATAATCTGTTGTTGAAATGCTCGATGATTGGAAATCAACATCACTTACATCTAGGAAATCTAGATCAATAGTGCATGTAAATTCCCTCACCAGCTCATCTTCTAATTCAGACGCTTCATCGCAGACGAGATATTCACGCTTTTTAACATGCGCTGGTAATGAAAAAAACATGCTGTAGTTCAACGTAGCAAATCTATTAATTAGTACATCGTTTCTATCTTTATAGTATGAGCAGAAGTCTTTACGCCAACACGTATCTTTTAGCTGTTTGATGTGAACACATGGTGCTGTTGTAACAGAATAGTCTTTATCCACATTACAATAATAGTTATTCTTACCTTTCAATATTTTTGTGTCGTCAAAAAACTGCTTATATTGATCTTGTAGGGTTTTGGTTACAGTGAGTGCAAAACAACCTGCTGGTGCTTCATTTATACACTCATCTTCGTATTCATAGCCAAACCCAGTCTGCTTAAATGCTAAATATGAAGATACTAGATCTTTATATGTTGTGGTGCTTTCGTTCGACGAGTTTGCAATTGTTTTTGATATAAATGATTTACCACTACCTGTGGGTGCCCTCAAAATAACAAACTTATAATCATCAGCAAAAGCCTGATCAATAGCATTAATAGCATTTGTCTGGTTATGTGTGGGTGTAAAATTAGTAGGGAAGTCTTTAATTAGATTCACATATCTAATATAAAGTCTATCTAATTTAAGTCAACATGAATAAAAAGTTATCAAACATTTTATTAGATGTTTTTTTATTAGTTGTTTTTAATTTATAAAACAATGAAGACGTATCGCTATTACAAAAACTACTCAACGTATATTCAAATGCAATACTATTTTTGTTTTCGTGAATTCTAAACGGGTAAGGTATTTCATACACCTTTATTATATTATTAATATCAATATTAAACCTAATAAAAAACTGTTTAATTGAGAAAAGTTTTAGCTTACCTTTTTTAATAACTTTATTATTAAGTTTAAACATTACTGTTTTAAGTAAGAATTTATTTAACTGTTGCTCGATGTTTTCTTTGTTTCTCATGATACCATAAACTGCAATTTCTGAGCAGGTGTCATTGTATATAGTTCGTTATTGAAATATTTCCAGAATTCATCTGTAGGTTGTATTGTACGAACAATAGTAACAGTTTCTGCCCAAATATTTCGAAAATCTTGCATTAAAATATCCCACGCAATTACTAACCTTTCTGTAGAAGGGTTATATTTAGGTGCATATACCGGTGCTCTATAACCAAGGGAAATCAAACCGTTATTTGAGTTTAATAGTGCACTATTTTTTGTGCAGAGCATACGTCTAACAGGCGACTTACCAATCACTGGTCGCTTTCTCACAAATCTCAGATCTACAACATTTGCAAGTAATAGGTCATCTAGTTCAGTTACCGACATCTGATGAAATTGGTTTACAAATACCAAAAATACGTTGTTCATTTAAGAACATACCCTTTTTAAGCAATCCATGACCTTCAACTTCAATATTTGCAACTGTAATACCCTTATCGTTAGGGAAGATTACAATATCACCTGGCTTGGTATATTTAACGTTTGGACCAACGAGAATAACTTCTGCTTTTCTCCATGCTGCACGAACTGCAGATGATTGAATGAATATTGATCCTCGTTTAATTAAATCACCATCGTCAGCATCGAGGTCAACATATTTGACTAAAATAATATCGTCAAATAAAAAGGATAGCTTATAATCTTGTAAACCAAAATCACCATTACTATGGCTTGAAAGGTCAATTACGCTTTTTTGTGTAGGTAAAATATCGATATCTGCAGGCATAATATTAGTTATATCATTTGATTCAACAAATCAACGTATAAATTATGCTCTCGTTCGCTTAAAAACTCTCGCTTTTTAGAAGCAGATTCTTCTTTTTCCTTTTTAACCTTTTTGATATAATTAATTCTTTTAAATTTTTGTTTAGGTAAAAAGTTAAGATAAAAATTATACAAATCATGGTTATCATCAAAAAGATATTGCTTGTTTAAACAACTGTTAACAAGTGTGCACATTTCTTTACTATACATTGAGATCCATCTATTCAACATAAATGGACCCCCAAATGTATTTTCATCTTCTAAATTGAGATCTATTCTTTTTTTTGTGAATAGAATACTATTTAAAATATTAAAGATAGACATTAATTGCTTCTTTTAATTTTTTGTTTGTAGTACGATACAATTTATCAGTAATATCTTGAATTGCTTTATTTACAATAAATAGTCCATGGTTCTTAACCATATTAACAATATCTTTTGCGTCAATTTTAATTGAAGATTCAAGATTTTTTTCGCCATATATAATAGCTGTTTTAATTGTAATTGTGGTATCACTTTGTTTGTTAGAAGTTGTCATAATATTAGTTATTTTACATTTACAATAAAAATTATACAATTACCTTTGTGGTTGCTACAAAAATGTCTTTTGTTATGTCATAAAAAACATTAATTACATCTTGAATGAATTTATTACTTGTATCGTCATCCATATTAGTTGAATATGCAAAGTTTGGTGCTTTGGATCCAGCTGTAATATTAATACCAGTGTGACCAACTGCTACACCTTCTTTGCTATATGTAATACTAACGCTTGCTTTACCGATTTTAGCGCCGCTTTCATCTTCGGTTACCATAATATCATCACCTTTGACCATAATGGGTTTGTTAATATGCTTATATAGAATATTAGCGATGTTGGTGTTAAACAGTCGTTGAAATGCAACAGCACCAAATGGGTCTAAGTTCGGTATCTCCCAGCAAAAATTAATTGCTTTATCACTCATGATATAGTCTTTCTCGAGAGAGTCTTCCAAATCAATGAGATTGGTAGTAACAAACATCGGAGCAACGAAAGCCACGATATCACCGATTGGTGATACATTTTTCCGAAAATATTTGTAAGCGAAACGACTATGGATTAGTGATCCATCGTAGATAGGTTCTGAAATAATCATAATACATTATATACTAGATCTCACCATGTTCAAGTTTTTCCTGGAATTCTTTAACAGAAATAACATTCATCAGATCTCTTTTGTTATTAGCGTAATACCAGTATGTTTTAGCGACAGATATTGGTACTTTATCATATAATGTTTGAGAACCAGGTTTGATAATACCACAACCGCAGTCTGTGTCAACAACACACACACTAACACTTGGATTGTTATATCTAAAATCAATTATAGATCTAAAAACCGTACCATTCCAACAAACCTTGATAAACTCTTCACAGTGTGGTAAACAGTCATGAATAACCACCACACCACCAGGGTTAATTATCTTAAGTGAGTTAACAATATCAATAGTGCTCTGCTCTTCTAGATGTAACCCATCAACAAACACTATATCAAACGTCTCCGTATTACGCTTGAAAAACTCATCTGATGTCATTGTGTGTGTCAAATGTTCATAATTCTTTTCTGGGTCCACACACACTTTGTAGTCAATTTCGATTTTATCAAAGCAAGACCCAAACTGAGTTCCGATTTCTAGGTATGACTTATACCCATGCTTTTTGATTAGTGAGTTTATTATTTCGTATCGTTGCAT